GAACCAGCATTAAGGATAGCAAAATCAGCAACAGCAAATTTTGCTGTACCTGGTAATATATCAAGCTTCTCAAAATCTATGTTCTCTAGACTTATAAGCCCCGGATAAAAATATAGGTTCGACATCCTTTATATATAATATTTAATAATTATAATGTCGAAAACAAGAAAGAATTTATCTAATAATAAAAAAAGAACAAAAAAAAAATCAAAAAGATTAATAGAAATATACAAAGATCCAGACACTGTTTGGGGAAAAAACAAAAAATTAGAAAACTTTTGGCATCAAATGGCTTCAGGTAATAAAATCATATTAGTATACAATGATGATAAAATAAAAACACATAATATGCCAAAAACCCGCAATGCGGCTTCCAAAAAATATAAAGAATGGCTAAATGATAATAACATAAAAGCGATTATTACATCCGCAATGTCAGTTGATACATATGAATCTTTATATAAAAGAGTAAAAAATAAATCTCCAGACGAAATTGTTAAGAATTATAAGAAATATTTAATACATGAAGAAGGGGAAAAAGTGTATTATTTATAATTTTATATCATTTTTAGTGGAACAGTATATTCAAATCATCTTTAATTTCCTTTGGCATTTTTGAATGAAAGTCAGATATTTTCTCACACTTTTCCTCAATAAATTTCTTCAATGGCTCATCAGCCATATACCATTTTTTATTTTCTTCAATAAACGTCATAAACTTTTCTATGTTTGGTTCATCCCAACTTCTTTCTCTTAAAAATACTTTTAATTCTTCACCGATTTTCGACGACTTCTTTTCATTACAGTCTTTACACGAAGGAGCTATATTAATAATATAGTTAGTTCCGTAGATATTGTGCTTTGAACGGCATGTTGGCATAATGTGTTCTTTGACTATGTCTTTTGAACTTAGTTCTTTCTTACACCAAAAACATTTATTTGGGTATTCGTCAATAGATGTAATTCTATAAAATTCATCAACTATTTCTGTAGGTATTGGGCGCATCTCCATTAAAAGATTCATCACCTGAATCACACATCCATTTCGCGATGACGTCACGCGAGATTTCAGATCATTCTTAATTTTATTACCTACATACCGCCTCTTTAAATACGCTTGCGCGTCATCGGCGGCTTTTTTCGCTTGTTTTCTATCTTCATCTTTAGAAACATTAGCCCAATATGTTTTGTAATCTGGATGATCTGGACATTTCTGCTTTGTATTATTATGACCCCATTCGCCGCATCCGCCACATCTACATTGCATTGTGTTGTGTTGTTCTTTGCTTTTGTCTAATTAATATTAATACCTTAGAACAAAATACTTGTCATTTTTTTGTATGCTCTTATAGCTATCACCTGGAGGTGCTGTCATTGTATACTATTTTAACATATTTTTGTATTTTCAATTAATTATACAGCATTTTGAGCTAGCATTTGAAGCCATCGGCTGTTTGTGTCATCTGGTGGGGTATTTATGCATTCTATTTTTTTTACAACAGGTGCGGGTGGTTCCGCGACATACTTACCACTACAATCGGTATAGTTTGCGGGACATTTATTTAAATCATCGTGGTAAAGTGGTGGTCCGAATGGAATATATCTAGTTTCTTTACATTTTGACTGTTCCATTTTATATGTTGCTAAATTTCCAGAAAAATCATGAATATATTTTGAAGATTCTTTTTTTGAAACGGCGGCGTCGGCACTTGTAGATATTCCTGTTTTCATCTGTGCCTCTGAGCAGCCGTTGCTGTCAGATTCTGTATTCTTTATCCATTGTTGTTGTACACATTTTAATTGATCATTTACATTCTCAATTCTATATGTAATTGGTTTATCTTCATTTGAAACATTGTTATTCATATCAAATTTTGTATTTGAATTAATAAAACATATTGGGATTTCTTCCATTTCATTCAATACAAAATCATATGTATAAAAATCTCCAGAAATACCAAATTCAGATTTATTAGATACACTTTTTAATTGTTCCAGAACTAAAACCAAATAAGGACTTGTGTTATCAATAATTAATGGGTCTATATATTCGTTAGACCACACACCTTGTTGATAAATTGGCATTTTCGTAGATTCAATAGAAAAGGTATTTCCACCAAAAACGATATTATATGTTTTTGCTGAAATGTCATTGAAAATTGTAGATATACCATCATTATTTTCAGAATATTTTGTTCCGTTTTTTTCATTATATGTATTCAATCCACTTTTTGGTACGAATAATTCAACATAATAATTGTCTTGTCTAATTATTAATACTGGTTTTTGTATAAAATCATAAGAACATAAATTATCATCGGCATAGCCTGGCCAATTAGGATCGCCAGCCGGATTTGCATTTGGGTCTTTACATCTGACTTCATAATCTGAAGGGACACATGCAGCACTGTTTTTATTAGGATAATCTGATGGGGCTTGTTTGTCTGGTAAGGCGCGCGAATCATCACACATCGCTTTGTATAAACCAGCGCCACATTTACTGTCATTATGACGATGTGTTTTCGAACTATCAAGTGCATTCACGTCGACTATATATTCACGATATTTGGGGTTAACGCAACCATATGGTAGCTCTTCAGGTTCTTCGTCTGTTTCACTTTCTGTAAAATCTGTTTTACATGAGCCGTCACTGTCCGTACTCGCGTTTGAGTCAGTTTCCCACTCACAAAATTGTTTATCTCCATTGTCTTTTCGAATATATCTACCACTATCTATGTTGCCTGAATTTCTATCACCGTGCGAAGTTTTACACTTTTTCCACGAATCTTTTCCGACGTCTTTACAGCTTTTAGCATTTTCATATTCGTAATAACATGTATTGTTTCTAAGTCGACCAGCCTTACGATCAGGATATAATTCATCACAAACACTATTATCGATACCTTCACCTCCAAATGATTCCAAGATTGTGTCTCCGCGAGACCGCAGTACAAAAAAAGCAATAATGCTAACTAAGAATGTTAAAACTAAGTATTTCGAAATTTCCATTATAAAATATAATATTTTTTTTCAACAGTAGCTGCGATTACTGGGCAAAGTGAGATAATATTTGTAGCCATCTATTATTGGTATCGTCTGTTATGGTTGTTTCACATTCCATTTTGGGAGTAGGTGGTGGTTCTGCTACATATTTGCCATTACAATCCGTATAATTTTTTGGACATTTACTTAAATCATCATCATAAATAGGATTACCAAAGGGAATATATTCAGTCTGTTTACACATGGGTGTTCCTGCAGAAGTATCCATTTTATATCTAGTCAAATTACCAGAAAAATCGTGTTTATATTTTTGACCTTCTAACATAGTAACCGCCGCGTCTGCACTAGCACTAACACCCTTTTTCATCATCGGGTCATTCAATGCACTCATGGCACATTCATTCTTATTTGATTTTGTTATCCATTGTTGTTGTACACACTTCAATTGATCATTCACATTCTCAATTCTATATGTCATTGGTTTATCTTCATTTGAAACATTATTATTCATATCAAATTTCGTGTTTGAATTTATAAAACACGTATTTATTGGCAAAGACACCATTTCATTAAAAACGAAATCATGCGTATAAAAATCTCCAGAAATACCAAATTCAGATTTATTAGCAACACTTTTAATTTCTTTTAAAATCAAAACCAAATGAATACTCGAGGCAGGCTGCGCAAGCGGCTGCGTATATTCATTAGACCACACGGCTTGTTTATATATTGGCATTTTTGCTGATTCAATAGTAAATGTTTTTCCACCAAAAACTATATTATAAGTGTTGGTGTTTATATCATTAAAAATAGAAGATATACCTTCTTCTTCTGGTGAATAATTTGTTCCATTTTTTTCGTTATATATATTTAATCCACTTTTTGGTATATAAACATTTGCAGTGTAATCATTTTGTCTTATAACTAGTAGTGGCTTTTCTATATTTTGTATTTTTTCAGGATACTTACAGTTAGAATTCATACTATAAATCGTGCCTTTACCAGACTCAAGAGCAGCATAATTAGATGCATCTGGATCAGTACATCCAATGTAAGTACACAAACTCTGCACATGATTCCATGTGCCAGCTCCTTTGTTATTATTTATTGATGTCATGCCCAGCAAGCCGCCTTGCTTATCGTACATTTTTTCCGCTTTCGACATATCACAAGCATCTGTCAATGCTTTAGCTGCTGGCGGTGGTGGTGGCGGCGGTGGTGGCGGTGGTGGCGGTGGCGGTGGCGGTGGCGGTGGAGGTGGCGGTGGGGCTGCGGTTTTTTTACATACTCCATAAAAAAGTTGATTTTTTTTGTTACTGGGCCAGTTTACATCAGGTGAATATTCTTCACACTTTAAGTCATCGCAACAGTCGTCGTTATTGTCACATACTTTGTTCTCACTCATGCACTTGTAATCATCATTGTCTTTACCTTTACATTGATGCTGACCTCCTACTCTTCCCTGATTGTCTTTCCCAATATGATCTGTCTGGTCTGGTCCATCCGAATCTGATGCGTCAGCTCCCTTATGTTTTGTAGTACATCTACCACGCGATTTATCCCAGTTACATTGAGCATAATATTTTCCACCATCACCCTCATAATTATTTCCTCTCTTTGCCTTATTACCATAACATCCTCTTCCTTGATTGCCACCCCATTGATTATGATAAGGTGTAAGATTTTTACAGGGCATATAATAGTTTTCACAATCACTTTCACCGGAAATATCGTGACAATCACTAATTTCACTTAATTTACTACAATCATTCGTTCTTTCATACCACCTTCCTTTAGATTTAAAACTTTCTACATTTCCTTGATCTGTGCGGCCCGCGGCGCGGCCGCCCAATATAAATAGTGTTGTAATAATGAAAATACAGAAAAAATAAATAATGTAATTACTTTCCATTAATAACTCATTTTTATTTTTTTGTATGTATTCTTAAACGAGCATTACTTTTAAGACGTCTTGAATAGTAGAAACTAATTTTACCTGGAAATTATCATTTAAAATATCAGGATGTTCATCAAGAATCTTTTGCAATGCTTTCGAATTATCTTTTGGACACAATACTTTTTTGCATCCAGCTGCTTTTGCTCCGAAAATTTTGCTTTCAAGTCCACCAATTTCCATAATACGCCCACAAAGATCAATTTCACCAGTAATTGCAATATCATTTTTAATTTCCCTTTTTGACATCAATGAATAAATTGCTGTTGTAATAGCTGCACCAGCACTCGGACCATCTTTTGGTACGCCACCTTCTGGACAGTGAATATGAATACCTTGATTACCAATATCTTTCCACGATTCTGTTAAACTCTTTCTCTCTTCATTTGTTAATAATGACCATGATAGTGTTTTACCCACATGCATACTCTCTTTCATAACATTCCCCTGATTACCTGTTAGTTGCAAATGTAGGTTTGTTTCACTAGGAAGCCATACTGCTTCAATCAATGTAATTCCACCAGTATCATTACAAGTTGCATATAATCCATTGATCTTACCAATAGTTGGTTGATTATGAACAGTGTCATGACGATATGGAATATGTGAATTCAAGATATCTTCTTCCAAAACATCTCTAGTAACGTCATATGGATATTCAACATTCTTTTCCGTTAATTGTCGTAAATTAATTTCGCGCACAATTTCATAGCAGATTTTCTTAAGATTACGAACACCACCTTCATGTGTATAATTCTGAATAATCCACTCTAGAACATTATCATCAAACACAATATTATTCATTTTAATACCAACATCTTCCATAATGTTTTTAAGTAGAAACTTCTTTGAAATAATTACCTTTTCTGGTAAACGAAAACCACGCGTCTTTAGATGTGTAATACGATCCATTAAAACGGGATTAATAGCATCTCTGTCATTATATGAGAAGATAAAGATACACTGAGACAAATCAATGTTCATATCCGTAAAATATTTATCTCTAAAATGATGATTCTGAGAAGGGTCAATCAAATGAATCAATAGATTATTAATTTCATCACCCTTAGCAGTTCTACTAACTTTATCCAATTCATCCATATAAATAATCGGATTCATACATTTACTATTAATCAATACGTTCATGATCTGACCCCAACGTGATCCTTCATAAGTATAACCATGACCTTCCAGAAAACTGCCATCTTGAACACCACCCAATGGAATTGTTGCGAAAGGGCGACCTAATGCTTTTGCAAATCCCTTTTCAATCAATGTTGTTTTCCCATTACCCATTGGTCCTTCAATTCCTAAAACCAATCCTTTCGGTGATTTATTTGATACGTTCTGTGCAACAAACTGTAAAATTTGTTGTTTTGCTTTTTCATGACCATGAACTGCTTCATCCATACATTTCGCAGTATTCTTGATAAATTTCTTGATATCAGATTTTTTTGATTTCGAATTTACCTTACTTTGGACATAAATTCCATATGGAATACGCAGAGCTGCATTAACATATTCACGATATTTAGGACACTCATCCTCATTCTTATCAAGTGATTCCAAACGCTCAATAATGTCATTCTTACAATTCTGAGGAAGATTTGATAACATAATGCGATAAATTAAAGGGCAGGTAGAATGTTCTTTTGACTTTGAAATTTGTTCAACAATCTTTTTTTGTTCATCTTTCGATAATTTTTCAAAAGATTTAATTTGAGATTTAACAGATGAATACGGGCGTTGGTCGCGATTCTTTAGATATTCACGCAATGTCTTAACATCATCACTATTCGAATCATTGTTTTTAGACAATTTTCGACGTTTTGAACGACCTCTACCGGATTCGGATTTATCAGAATCAGAATCACTGGAATCCGAATCGGACTCAGATTCTGACACAGAACCCTCCTCGGACTCGGAGTCCGACTCAGATTCATCTTCATTATCCATTGCAGCATATACCTTATTAAAATCACTATCCTCACTATCCTCATCACTATCCTCATCACTATCTTCATCACTATCTTCATCACTATCCGTATCACTGTCAATGTGAGAAAGGACAGAACGCCGCTTCGAACGACCGCGTTTCTTCTTGGGAAGATGCGACCTCGAATCAGCATTAATAATACTTTTAATCATAATTTCGTGGTGTTTAATTTGTTCACTAATATATTCAAGAATATCATTATCATTTTTGTTATGTTTTTGCCACTTACACAAATCTTTTACAACATGTTTATGGACAGAAGCCATAACTGACTCAATATCTTTCTTTTCACGTTTACTTGTTACACCAGACTGACGAACCAGTGGCGATGACTTTTTTAATTTGTTAATAAATCCACGAAGCTTTTTTGGTGACTTGTGAAGATTGTTATGAATAACATTCTTACGTAAAGCTTTATAATATTCAATCATAATATGGCAAGTACCACAAAAAGATTCAGCAATTTCTCCAGACATCATTATTAATTTTGTATTTCTATATGTTTATATCCTTACACATAAATACGAATGTTCATTTTTTTGAATTAAAAAAAACTTATATTTTTGATTTTTGATTTTTTTTGTTTTTTCATTATTATTTTCTAAGTAATCGCTTTACGATAGTTTTTGATGTGTACGTGAATATAGCGCCACAAGTAACAGTATTTTCTTTTCGCCTGTCCCTGATTATGCCTTTTTTAACAAGCTGGCTAGCATTGCGGCCAATGCCATTGCGTCTTCTTTGGATTTTTTCTGATGTGCTTGACACCCCGCTACGACGCGGGCATGCACGTACAAATTCTAAACAAGATTCATCCTTCTTTAACATTGTTCTACAACAATAACCCAATGTCTTTTTGATAATATTTCTCGATCCGATTTTTACAAGAAAGTCGCCTGGAAATATTCCTTCTTCCTTTGCAAAATTACCATTTACAGATAATACTATCACATAATTATTTTTAATTCCTAACTCGAAACATTGTTTACCATCTAAAGATAGTAATGAAATTTTATCATTACATGTTGATTTAATATACCATTTGGATTTTTCGAAAATAAATATATTTATTGACATATTTTTTCATATAAATTCTTCAAATCCTCTTAATCATTTTCATAATACTAGAACACATATCATGTCATTTTTTTGTAAAATTTACCATGCATCGCGCCACCTGTATGCAACATAAGACCTTCGTATTTTTTATGTTTATTATAATTAAACACAATGTTACCCACACAATTAATTAAAAAGGGATGCATCGTATCATTTATATCACTTCTTTTACTGACTGCTGTTTTATACTTTGTCGTTTACAAAACTTTAGTAGTTGAATCTTTTGGTTCTTTAAACCAAATTGGAGAAGCGCTTTCTAGCGGTATGACGTCTTCAGATAAGGCAGTCTACGCACACTACTTCACAAAACGAACAGCCGACCAGGCCGATGACGATACCACTCCATGTGGTCCAGATGAGGACCTCGGCATCGGCGCCGCTTCCATCACATATACATCACAAGCGGCGGATGGAAGTAATCCATGCAATGAACGTGCGGAAGCAGACTGTGTAAAGACGGTTAGAATTAAACAAAAGTGGAAGGCGAAAGATGACGGGTGTTTTGGAGATGAAGGTGCATTGTACAGTGACGGCCGTACAAACGAGTGCCCAGACGGCACCATCGCGGTGGAGGGCGATGATTACAAGACAAGATACAATGTTTATCCATGTAAGTGGTCTGGTAGTGAATGCGTTCAAGACAGCCAGGCTTGTGGTGTAGTTTCCGACAGTGGGTATGGGGAACGTGTGGATCAAGGGCCACCTCTCGCATCCTCGGTAAGTTGGACACCAGACGCAACCGCGGACGTCGAATCACAGCGTCTGGATTTCTTGGATAAGCACTAAATAGTAATTTTTGTATATATATAAAAATAGAATATTAAATTCTATTAATGTTATCTAAATTTGCGTTTTTAAAAAATAATATTAGAGTTCCGGTTATTGCTGCACCAATGTTTATAGTTTCAAATCCTGCTCTTGTAGTAGAACAATGTAGAGCTGGAATTATTGGTTCTTTTCCAGCTTTAAACGCAAGAGGAAAAGATGGTGAATCAACTCTTGAAGATTGGCTAATTAGAATAAAGGCAGGACTTTGTTTGCCGGGTTCGCCATCTACATTTGCAGTTAATCAAATTGTTCATCCAACAAATAAGCGACTAATGGAGGATATGGAATTAATAGTGAAACATGAAGTACCTATAGTAATTACGAGTCTTGGGGCTAGAAATGAAATCAATGATGCAGTTCATTCTTATGGTGGTTTTGTTTTTCATGATGTTACATCGAATTCATATGCGAAAAAAGCAATTAATAAAGGCGCAGATGGTTTGATTGCTGTCGCAGCTGGTGCTGGTGGGCATGCTGGTGGTCAATCACCATTTGCACTTGTACAGGAAATAAGAGAATGGTTTAAAGGTCCACTTGTATTGGCTGGATGTATTTCAAGTGGAAGATCAATCGCTGCAGCATTAACTATGGGTGCTGATTTTGCTTATATTGGTTCACCATTTATAGCAACGAGTGAAGCGAATGCTCCTAATGAATATAAAAATATGATAGTCAATGGTTCTGCAGAAGACATTGTTAATACAAATGTTTTTACGGGAATACATGGAAATTACTTACTGCCTTCAATAGAAAAGGCTGGATTGAGTATAGATGACTTAGAAAAATCGGGCATAAAGGAAAATTTACTAGATACTAGCAAAAAAGCTCCAAAAGCTTGGTCTTCAATATGGGGATGTGGACAAGGTATTTCAAATATTAATGAAGTAGTTGAAACAAAAACACTAATACATCATTTAGCAAGAGATTTTCTTGTTCATTACAAAAATTGAAAAAAATATTCATATATTATGCTATTTAATTAATGACATAAAAACAATATAAGGCATATATACCTATTATAAAGTAAGAGATTCGCTGGTATCTCTTCATTGTATAAGCGAAGACATCATGACCGAGTGGTTAAGAAATAAAAAATTTCACCTCTAGGTGGTCCCCTGCTAAGGGATTGTGCTCTGCATTGTGAATTAAAATGATTCACACAGAATCGCGTGTGTTCAAATCACACTGGTGTCGATGTGTTTTACAAAAGCCCTCGTGGCGCAGTTGGATAACGCGTAAGACTTCTATATTATAGAATCTATCTTAAGATCGCGGGTTCGAGTCCCGTCGAGGGTATACCAATACATTTTGTATTGGTTTTTTTGCGTTATGATGACGCCATCCGGGGAATTAACTCAGTGGTAGAGTGCCCGCTTTGCATGCGGGAAGTCACGGTTTCGATCACCGTATTCTCCATTTTATAAAGAATATATATTTATCTTCTAAATTCCATCTACCATTTGGTATTTTTTCATGATGAAATAATCTTTTGAATATATTTTTGATTAAAGTATCGTAATACAATATTCATACTTTATTACATATATTTAACTAATTAATATCATACATAAATTCACAATTGTAAATACTAATAAATAATTCCTAAAATTTCTTGCAAACATAATATTTTAAAAACAAAAAATCTATTTCGTAAGATTAATTATTTTTCCAAAAAAATGAATATAAGTTTTGTATATTATATATACAGAGTATAAAGCAATGAGTCGCAAAATGAATCAGAAATTTCTTTCTAGTCATACAAGAATTAGCAAGAAATATCAAAAAAAAGAAAAACAAAAGAGACATATTTATTCACAAAAGCATGTGAGACACAAGGCTGCACTGCTATCCAATAGCAGGGCAAATAAAAAAACCTTTACTAATAAAAAGCAGTCAAATAAGAAATACCCAAGTATTCACCCATATTTCATGAAAAGGAGAGCAGAATCTCCATTGATTCTGACGCCACACGGAATGGAACGCATGGCAGAAAGACATATCTCGCTGAATGAGCTCAAGATGACCAAAATGCATGGTAAGGTCAGACGCAGTCAAACCAGGGGCGGAGAAGCACGCTGGAAGGTACAATATAAGAATATTGTCTATATGACAAACAAGACGCTAAATACTGTCATAACGGCGTATAAGCTCTCCTCATCATGGGAGAATGAGAGCCAGAAGGAAAATAGGAGAAAAATTAGTGCCAAAAAGCAACTAAATAAGGAAGCAATTCACAATCAAATGCTGCTAAATATTATTTAGGAATTTAGGGATTTAGGAATTTGTAAATTTTTTTTTGCAAAAAAATGAACCATTAAAATATATATTAAATAGGAAAGGATGCTGTGTTCATGAATATGAATTATGAAAAAATGGCAATTGGTGATTTATTTAAAAACAAATTAAATATACAGTGTAAAGTGAATAAGTTTGAGGATATTATTAATGGTGACTTCTTTATCAACAAATTATCTTTACCTGGTATTATAAACATAGCATTGTGTTCAAAGGGATTATATTCAGATCTATCTAATGAGCGAATGTCAGCGTCGACTGACTTAAATATATATACTTGGTCAAGAAGTTGGACTATGAAAGTGTATATTTGGGGAAGAGCTTGGAGTAAAAACGTCGCATATGACTATTTCAGTTCTTGTGAAGACAGAATATTAGCTGGAGACATGAGACATATGTATGACGGAACAACATTACTGCATTTAGACGAATGTTCTGCTGAAGACGATAGATTCTTTGAATTCTTGGAAGAACAATATGGATATCTATACAATTATAATTGCATTGAAGGTAAACTATCTAAAGAACAGGAAAGATACCCATGTCCCAGCCGAAAGGTGGATTATTATGTATAATATGCCTATTTGCGTCTACGAAGTTGGCGTTTCGCTTTTGACTTTGCTTTTTTTTGATCTGCTTTAAGTTTTATATCTGCTTGCCGTTTCAAGAATAGTGCATGTTCCTCAAGACTATTAGAATGAGATACGAATGTTTTATCATTTCTAAGAATTTCATCTATTTCCTCTTCTGTCGCATTTGGCCTTATTAACATAAACATTGCAGTGTCATAACTACAATGAAATTCATTCATTAAATCTTCGATTTTCTTTTGAAAGAATGGGTCTTTTGAAAGAGTTTTTTTCCATGTATCAATATCATCTGTTGGATTTGATAAAAGGTCTTTTGCAGAATCTCTATTAATATTAAATTCTCTCATTTTTGCATCTTGAGTTACAGGATCTTCTGCAGATACGCGTGATTTTTTATCTTCAGACCAGTCTGGATTTTCATGAAATATTTTAGCAGTTTTACGTGATATTCTATATTTTCTCATTAATTCATGTATATTTTTGTCTGATTCTGTCATTTTCGGGCGAATATTCTCTTCATCACCATGGCGTTCATCCTCCGGCGTCATAGAACTTAATACTATATCGTGCTTAACCATTTCTTTCTTTTCTTTTTCGGGCATATTTGGTTTATCATAGTAAATTGTTGCCAATCTCCACGATACTCCTTCATTTTGCATTATCTCATCAATCTGAATTATTTCATTCATTATTTTATCTAAAAATGGCGCATAATTTGGGTCAATCACATGCTGTGTCATCTTTATTGCCGAAATCCTTAAAATTGGAAACTTATTCATATAATCTGATATTTTACTTTCCCATAATTCGGCCATATCACTGACCTGGCGAAGCTGCTCCTCGTCGTCGAGCGCTGATGCGTCGGCGGCCGAGTCTGCCTCCTTCCTTTCGAGAACGCGTTGTTTACGCTTTGCAGCAAGTTTATTACGTTTCTTAATACGTTTCCGCTTTTGAATCGCTGCTGCCGCACTACTCGCCGCGGCCGCGGCCGCGGAACGATCCTCGGCTGCTAATTTGGCACTCATCGCCGCATCTGATGCAGCTTCTCTATCTTTATTTGCACTCATGGCCGCGGTTGCTACTTCTTCTGCCTTCTTTTTGTCAAGTTCCATCAAAATCTTATTAGTAGCATTTTCTATACGATTTTTTTCTTTTTCCAAATTACCTAATAATATTTCAAGACTTGGCTTTTCTAAATTGGACAGCTGTTCTCCTCTTAAATTAGCCGCATCTGTTGCATCTTGCGCCGCTTTCTGGGCAGCGTGCCTATCTTCATTTGCGATAATAGCATTATAAGCAGCACTGTGTGCTGCTTGTTTGTCATCATATAATGCAAATTTTTTCTTTAACGCTTCTATACGTTTTTCGCGCGAATTGGCCTTGGACAAGCCGGGAGGCGACAGTGGCCGTTCGACGTCGTCATCGGCCAGAACTCTATATATATTTTGTTTTTCTTCTTGACCCGGCGTGCCAGCTATGAGGTGAAAATTGATTTTTTTTTTATTAATTTTATTTCTTTTTATTCTAGTATTTTTTGATGTTTTATACATATATTATTTATAATTAGAAAAAATCGGACTAAAATAAATAAAATAAATAAAAAATAATTAAAAAAAATTAATTAAAAACAATTAATTTGGTAAAAAATGAATTAATTTATTAAAATAATACCCAAATAATTAGTAAATAATTAAAATTAATTAAATTTAATTCAAAATAATCCAAAATCACTCAAAAAATATTAGTAATTAATTAATGAATGAAGATACGGATATAGATACAATAGTTGTTGATTTAGAAGATTTGAGACTACGTCAAGATCTAGAAACTATGAATAATGATTTTTTAAGAGAACAAATGATACGATATAGAAGAGCTATATGGAGAGAATATGGTACAGAAGAAGAACCGACTTTTAAAGGTTTTCTTGGACAATTTTATCCAGAAAATGTTAATATTGATGAACGTTTTCATAGAAGAGGTAAATGGCATGAATTATGGGATGAAGCGGGACCACCTTCCAAGTGGTATAAACACTTTAGTTTGAATAGAGCATTAAAAAACTTAAAAACAAGAAAAAACAGACGCCGAGAACGAGGAGGAGGGGGTATCGGACGCCGAGTCCGACGTCGAACTTTAAGGAAAAGATACAAATGAAAATAAAAATCCAAATACAGAAGTAATATATGTGCCTTTTGGATTCTATTAAAAAGTATAGATCTACTGACTCCAATAAAGGAAACATTGTATTCATAGGTGACCCCCTTGTTGGTAAAACATCTTTAATAAATCTCTTGACTTGTCGTAACAAATTTACTGACAATTATTTACAAACGAAATATATTCGTTTTATAAATCATAATTTTTTAACATATATTGATTATCCCGGATTTGATTCCGCATATTACCATATCAATCCATTGAAAGTAATTGAAGCTAAAAATAAACTCAAAAACATGAATATAGATGCAGCTGTAATAGTGTATGACATATCAAGCATTAATAGCTATAAAAACATAGAATTCTGGAAAAATAAGGCTACTACAGAATTCGGTAATAATATAGATATAATTGTTGTAGGCAATAAATCGGATTATTGGAATAAAAAAGTATTTAAAGACCATTTGTTAGTATCCGCAAAAGAAGCTACTGGTATTTTCATTGAAAAAGATTACTATAGTGATAGCGATTTAGAAACAGAATATTAACTTAGCCTGTAGTGCGTGCACTATTTTTATTATATTTAATTGATTAATGGATACGTCAAGCAGAAAATACACACCACTTGGCACACATAAAAATGCCTTTCGTTTTGATGGAGAACTATGGCTATCATTGGATGATACATTAAATAATAATGTTAAAACGCAAGATGGGACAACAACAACTTGGGAAATATCTAAAGAAACATATGAAAGTATGTCAGAAACAGCAAAAGCATTATTAGATAGATATTTGAGTAAATCAACATTTGAAAGAACACAAGGAGATAGTCGTGCATATTTACGTAGCGATTTCCCATGGATAATTAAATTTGACACTGCAAAAAATTTTTTTAGCATTGCACAACAATTACATCTTGTACAAATATCACAAAATGATATAGGAGAGTTAGATTCTGAAATGACAAATATGCAACTTGGTGACCACCGCATGCGCGGCGGAAATGCCATAAATGTAATGTCCTTGGTTGAACGCCAAAATGAATTAAAAAAAACAGAAGAGATAGCAGAATCACCTAAGCCAGTAGAGCCTGCCCCAGTAGTAGAGCCTGTCCCAGTAGTAGATACTAAACCAGTAGAGCCTACCCCAGTAGTAGATACTAAACCAGTAGAGCCTACCCCAGTAGTAGAGACTAAACCAGTAGAGCCTGCCCCAGTAGTAGAGACTAAACCAGTAGTAGAGCCTGCCCCAGTAGTAGAGACTAAACCAGTAGTAGAGCCTACCCCAGTAGTAGAGCCTACCCCAGTAGTAGAGTCTGCCCCAGTAGTAGAGCCTGCCCCAGTAGTAGAGCCTGTCACAGTAGTAGAGCCTGCCCCAGTAGTAGAGCCTGCCCCAGTAGTAGAGCCTGCCCCAGTAGTAGAGCCTGCTCCAGTAGAGACTGCTCCAGTAGAGCCTGCTCCAGTAGAGCCTGCTCCAGTAGAGCCTGCTCCAGTAGAGCCTGCTCCAGTAGAGCCTGCTCCAGTAGAGCCTGCTTCAATAGAGCCTGCTCCAGTTGAAGAACGTACTGACGTGGTCCGCCGGGAACGACTAATGAAATTAATTGGAGAATTGGACACAGAGCTTGTCGAGATACCTGAGTCAATTTTTAAAAAAGGTCTAAAATTTGATAAAATGAATAAAGACGAATTATTTGACAAATATTGGGATTCTGCTGACTTGACTTATATGGAATTTGAAAATAGTGTTTCAAGAGATAATTATCCAAATAGGGCATATTGGCATTACAAAATAAAAGATTTGGGAGAAACAATATATCACACGAATTCTGAAACCCCTATAGAATATTTAAATGAAATAAATAAATATACGAGTCCAAATAACTCTATAAAAATAACAAAGTTAAAGTCAATTGAAGATGCGCAAAAGTTATGGAGTAAAATGAAAACTTGGAATTTAGCTATAAAAAACAACAAACATATATATATTGCACCACTCAAAGGTGGTGGATGACAGTTAGATGAATCTAAATATTAGTATAATATTTAACTCATTCCTATGACTGTATACTTTCGTATACATGAGTGCGCCAACGCGCAAAATGAGATAAAACATACTATATAATTTTGTATAATAACAAAAACATGTTGGAAGAATTAGGTGATACTTTAAATAACATTGTTGAATATATAAATTATGACAATTTATTGCATTTACGATTTAGTTCAATGCATTGTACCGATACACTAAAAATTATAAATAGAGAACTTGAAAAGAAATTGGACAATTATTTAATTAATGTAATCTATTCGATTGAAGAATATATTCGTTTTACCAGGAACATTTCTCCAAATAATATGGCTGGTGTATTTGAAGTTGATAGGAAAATAACAATTATTAACAAATATAATAAAAACATAAGTAAAAATCAAGTTATTTTAAAAAAGTATAACAAATTAGTTGAAAACTTTCTAAAAAGTTCAATTAATATGAAAGATGTATCTTATAATAGAGTCGAAATGGAATATTTACTTGGTAATTTATTACAATTTAATAAAAAATTGTTATTTGATTCTAATAAGGATTTATTAAAATACTGGTTGGATGTTAATTATTTGGAAAGATTTTAAATGACTTTCAATCTTTTACCCCATTTATGATATTTTGAACATGTTTTACAATATTTATTATGGTCATTTATTTGGTCAAACTGTTTATCTGGTGGTAATGGTTCGGGTAAATGTTCTGGTAGTTTAAAAAACTCCGAATCTTCTAAACCAGATGTTTTGTACCATTTTCTAAAAAGACTAGTCGAAATGTCAGAAGTTGTGCTTAGTATGTATTTTTGTTTTTTCATTCTTAATTGATATTCCGCATCTTGAATCCAAAGGTCTGAGTTTAAAAGATTATTCAAAAATTGATGTGCCATTAATTTAGGTACACCTGTCGGAGGCGGTATAAATACTCTACATTTACCTACTTTAACTGGGACTATAAATATGATGATAACTCCTTTACCATTCTCATTGTGATAGTAACCAGGCCTAGTAAATTTTACCGAACCATCTATTTCCACGTTATCAATAGGAAATTTAAACAATACTTCAATACTATTGTTATCACTTCTTTTAAGACTCATTGGAATTGGTGCACCATCTTCACGGGAACCTTGTATTCCATGATGAGCGAATGATACATGAGCTGGATCCACAAAATTCTCGGCGGCCATATCAAAAGAATATGGTAAATCCCTTATAAAAAATGGGTCGTTTAATGTTTTTAAAATTGGATAATATTCTTCTGGTAATACAGAATCTTTTTGATTTTCTTTACATTCAAAAAATCCCCATAACACATCATTAAACAAATGTGTTTTAATCGCTTTAACACAATTAGATACTGGTATTTGTTTATCAATTTCTAATTGTGGAATTTTAACACATTTACCATTACCATTAAATTGTTGCCCATGATATGGACATTCTATGTTATTATCTTCACTAATTCTACCTTGAGATAATGGAGCTAATTTGTGAGGACACAC